GAGAAGATGCGGGCCTTCCTTGATCCTAAATTGTTTCAAAAGGCAACACGGGCAGGGATCTTGGCTGCTGCCACGTCCGCCAATAAGCAGGCAGGCAAAAGTATTAGCCAAAGATATAACATTGGATCAAGACGTATTAAGCAAGATGTAAGTCTATTTACTGGCTTGGCGAGCCGAGGGGAGGCAACTCTCACATTCGCAGCACGAGCACCAACGCTCAGTCAGTTTGGGTTTAGGCCCGGAACCCGCGCCACAGGGCTCCCAGGGCTAGGCCGTGGCCGTGGCTGGGGAAAAGCCACCAAAAGGGGCAGACCAGGGCGAGCAAGCATCCTGCGAGGCAAGCGCCAGGACTACCCAACTACCTTCATGGCCATGGGCCGGGGTGGCGTCATGCTGCCCTTCAGAGTCGGGGACAAGCGCAAGCCTGACGGCAAGAGGCGGTTGCAGGTGGTCTACGGCCCATCGGTCGCACGCATGTTCGACGGAGGCGAGCACAGCAAATTGATCCAGACCGAGATCAACATCGAGATCAATCGATCTTTCATTGCGGGCTACAAGCGGGCCCTGGACTCGGCCGCCAGGGGCTATGGGGGGCGATGATGCGCGGCCTAGTCATAGCAAGGGATCTCAGCAAACCTCAGTCATTCATCTGCCAAGAACCAAGTCATACCAAGGGGTTTGGGCTTGGGTCCTCCCGGCGACACATAGCGAGGGAGCCACGAAGCCGCGATTTATCTGTTGATAACGCTTCTCAATAAAGGTACAACATTTGCCAGGGCCAGGCCGTAACCGGTGTAATCGCTTGGCATCACAAGGTTGTAACCTATTTTGTACGCAGCTGGTTACAATATGTCCATGGGTACAAATCCGATGCCGGTGACGCGGGCAGAGTGAACCTCCAGCAGTACGCCGATCACCGCAAGGCCCTGGGCCTCCGAGGGGCCACCCATGTATCAGTGCTCAGGGCGATTAAGAATGGTCGGCTGCAATCTCCAGCGGTTGAGCGTCAAGGAAAGGGCTGGGAGATTGACCCGGTTCTTGCTGATGAGCAGTGGGCACGGGCCACCGACCCGGCGCCCCGTGGGACCAATGCCGGCCAAGATCAGGGGCCCAGACCGAAGACTGCCACCCCAGAAGACCAGGTGCCCACGGCCAAGCGGGCTCAGCAGCCTGCAAAGGCCCGGCCATCGCCTAAGCCAAAAACGGAAACACTGCCGGACCCCGCCGATCCAATCGACGGACTGGACGACGATCCAGACACAGAGAAAGCGGATTTCAACAAGGAGAGGGCGTTGCACGAGCGCGAAAAGCGCTTGATTGCTCGAATGGATCGAATGGAAAAAGCAAAAGAGCTAGCCTATAGAGCAGATATGGAAATAGCCTATAACGCTGTCTTGCTCCAATTAACCACCCTAGCAAGCTCCGCTCATAAGCGAATCAAGGCAATGATCCCCCACCTTACCCACCAAGAGCTAAGCGAAATTGAAAGGATTATATCCGAAATTTTCGAATCTGTATCTTCTAACGAGTTTGAAGAGCTACCGGAATGATTGATCGCAATATCCGAAAGATGGCCAAACGGCTTGCCGCCATGGTAAAGCCTAAACCGTTTATGACGATGCTGGATTATAGTAATACTCATTATTATGTTACAAGCGCAACTGATGGCCGGCAGAAGTGGAGAACTAGGCCATATCAAGAAGATTGGTTCTTGGCGCCAACTGACCCAGAGGTTGAGTGCATGGTTTGCCAGAAGCCGTCGCGGGTTGGCTGGTCAGAGTACGTGAAAGCAGTAATCGTGTTTTTCTCGGACTGGCGCCGATCTAAGATTATGCTGGTGCAGCCTACAGACTCTGAAGTACAGAAATACAGCACCGAAGATATAGATTCAATGTTTGACGATAACCATGGAATACCCAGGCTAAAAGGACAATTAAATAATAAAAAAACAAAAGGAGCGTTAAAAAATAGCTACGATTTTAAGCAGCTTGTCAATGGTGCATTGATCCACCTGGTAAGCGCCGCAACGCCTCGGTCTGGTCGTCGGGTGGAGCGAAGCCCAATCCTGTTTGAAGAGCCGGCGACCTACGACAGTCCCGAAGGTGACACCATTGGAAACCTGTTTCAGCGGGCCGGTAACATTTGGGATCCGTTCTTTACGATTGGCGGCACGCCAATATACCCTAATGATTACATGGAGCAAGCCTTTAAGAAAGGCGATCAACAGTATAGATATTATCCATGCCCGCACTGTAACCATTACCAACAACTGCGATGGGAGAATTTCATAAAGGAAGGTCCTAATGAAGGGCGGATTCGTTGCGAGCATTGCGAAACCCCAATCGACTACAGCAACCTGTACTCGATGGACAAGGCAGCTGGCTGGGCCTGCCCGCTGGGTCTGGATCGCAGCAAGCAGGTCTTGCGCAACGGTGTGCCGATCTGGCGATCACAGCAGGTGGGCCCTGGCATGAGCTACCACCGGGCGGCCATGTGGCCCGAGCTGGTGGCCCGGCATCGGGTAGCGCTGGAGCAAATGAAAATGGGGAATGTGGCGCCCATGCAAACATTTCATAATACAGATTTAGGGGTGCCATGGGCTGATGAAATAACCAGCAAACTTACCGGCGACGGCCTAGCCGAGCGGCGAAAAAATGTAGGCTTCGGCAATGGCTACCCATGGGACGGCGAGGAGTGGGACATTCCGACTGGAGTGCTGCTGCTGACCGATGGAGTGGATGTGCAGGGCGGCGGCGGCACCGTGGGCGAGCGGCTGGTCTACACCCTCTGGGGCTGGGGGGCTGGTGAGGAGGGCTGGCACATTGCCCATTTTGAAATCGAGGGGGACCCCCAGCAGCCGGAGGTATGGGAGCAGCTGGACGTGATCAGCACGAAGGCCTGGGCCCGTCAGGACGGGGGAACCATGAAGGCCAACCTGGGGGGTGTTGACCATGGCGGCTTGTGCAGCAAGCAGGTAGAGGATTTCTGCCGCGCCCGTCCCGATCGATGGGTTGCGATGAAAGGATCAGGCACCAAGGGGCTGCCGATCATCCAGAAGGGCAAGCCGACAGAGGTCAACCGCAAGAATCAATCAGTCACCCGCCGCGGCGGATTGCTCTACACCACTGGTTACGACGCCAGTGTGAACATGCTGAAGGCCATGCTTCGGGTTGAGCAGCCAGGGCCTCGATACCTGCATTTTGGGCAGGCTTCTACAGATGAGTTCCTGAGGGAGCTGTTCCCCTGGAAGTACGTCCCGAAGACCCGGGCCCGCACCGAATACCACTGGATCAATCCTCCAGGCTGCAACGACGAAGGCGGCGACTGCACCAGGATGGCCTATGCCGCGATGCTATTGGTGTCCCGCCGCTATGCCAAAGGCACCATGTGGGCCCAGCTCGCCCGCACCTTGGGCACCCAGGCGCCGGGAGGGGGAGGGGGAGGGGCAGCGCCGGCCCCAGCACGAGACCCCCAGCGGTCGGGCTGGTTGAAGGGCTCTAATGCAGGCGGTTCCGACCGGCGCAAAGGTTGGCTAAAGAGGTAAGATGGGGCCATGGCCTATACCTCTGAGGATGTTGCTGCGGATCTTGCTGAGCTGCGCAGCAAGATCAATCAAGGCGTCTTGAAAGCTCGATTCAGCGACGGCCGGGAGATCACCTATCGAAGCCTGGATGAAATGCGCCGGATCGAACAATCCATGGCCGCAGAGGCGGAGCCGACTACCTCGCGTCGGGTTCGCCGCACCTACTTCAGCGTGTCTCGGCCAACCTGATGGGCAAGGGCAAAAGCAAGAGCAAGAGCAGGGGCAAGCGGCTAAGGGATGACCGGGAATTTGCCCGCCGCACCATGGCCCGGTTTGAGGCCGCAGAGGACACTCGGCGAACCTCTGGCTGGCGGACAAACAACAGCGGCCCAAACAGCGATTTACGACAGGCGTACTACTGGCTGGTCAAGCGGCACCAGGATCTTGCTGATAACGATGCCTACGCCTCCAGAGCAATTGGCGTAATTGTAAATAATTGGATTGGTGATGGGATTATGAGCACTCCTACGGGTGCGACTAACAAATATAAATCAAGCTGGAAAACCTGGGCAGAATCACGACATAGCGATTTTTACAGCACCCATGATTGGTACGGAAATCAATCCGTTGGGGCCAGAACTACAGCGGTGCGCGGCGCTGTACTGGTGCGGAAGAGGATATATCCTGAACTATTTGAGCGTCACGGAATAGTGCCTTTGCAGGTGCAAATGCTTGAGCCCGATTGGCTAGATTTTAATAAAGACAATTCTCAAGACATATTATTTGGCCAGCAGTTTGATAGCGCAGGCCGTTTAATGGGTTACTGGATTAGAGACAGCCACCCTGGTGAAACGTCGCTAGGTATTGGCGTCAGGGTGCAAAGCACTTTTGTACCGAAAGAAGAAATTAGTTTACATTTTGATTGCAGGCGAGCTGGCCAGAGAATGGGGCTCCCGTTTGGCACGGCAGCGATTTTGACGCTGCGGGATATGGGCGACATCAGGGCGGCCCAGCAGATGAAAGATAAAATTTCAGCTTGCTTTTTTGGGGTTAGCTACGACTCTGATGTTAATGCAGATAAACTCCTTGATGAAAACGGTAACCAAATAATCGGAGTTAATTTTGATGAAATTGAGCCTGGCGCAATTGAGCATCTCCCACCAGGTCGAGACTTCAAAGCATTCACCCCGCCAAGTTCCGGTGATTTTGTTAGCACCCATCGTGAGTACGCTCACGCCGTAGCAGCAGCTTACGAGATTACTTACGAATCAATGACGGGTGATTTGTCAAACGTCAATTATTCGAGCTTTAGGGGCGGATGGCTTGAGTTTAGTAGGCGAATTGCTTACTTGCGAGGGAAGGTTTCCATCCCCGGAATGCTGGCGCCGGTGTGTGAGTGGCACGACGAATTGGCTCGGATGGTTGGCCTGCTGAAAGGGCCAATGAGCTGGACCCATACCCCGCCGCGTCGGGAGATGATCGATCCAACCAAGGAAATTCCAGCGCTGATTTTGGCGGTGAGGGCTGGGTTTATGAGCTTGTCAGAAGTACAGCTATCATTTGGTTATGTACCAGAGGAAGTAATTGAAGAGCTGAGCAGAGACCTACAAAGAGCCAGGGATGCCAGCTTGATCCTGAGCACAGATGCCGCATTGGTTTCCAACTCTGGCGTAACGCAGGCTCGTCCGGCAGGATCTGCATTCACCAGCTCCGCACCTGACCCTGGCGCAGACGAGGACGGCAGCGACCCGCCGGATTGATGGCGCTGACCGCTTAAACTACCTTCAGCATCTGAGCATCAATGGCCCCAGGAGTAACCGTTAAAGCCGCCGCTACTGCCCCAGTGTTGCGGCTCTATGGCGAAGTCGGGGTTGACGTGTTGGTTGACGACGTGGCCCGAGCGCTGGACGCTGCAGGGGGGCGTGATGTGGAGATTCACCTGTTTTCGCCTGGCGGTGTGGCGGTCGAAGGAATGGCAATCCATGACGTGTTGGCGGCCTACAAAGGCAAGAAAACCTATGTGATAGATGGCTTGGCAGCATCTGCAGGCTCGATTATCCCGATGGCTATCAGCAAAGCCAAGGGTGATCGCCGCTTGATGCCAGACAACGCCCTGCTGATGATCCACAACTGCTGGGGCGGATCGGTTGGAGACGCCGATTCGATGGATGCCGCGGCGGCCATGCTGCGCGTGCACTCCCAGGTTTATTCCACCACCTATGCCAAGGCATCAGGCCAATCGGTCGAACAGATTGTGGAATGGATGGGCGCGGCGCAGGGGGGTGGTACCTGGTTTACCGCCGAAGCGGCCCTGGCGGCTGGCCTGATTGATGCAGTGATCGACCCGGTAGACGTGCGTGCCAGCGTCCCGGCTCTGCCTGCGGGGCGATTCCCTAACCCTCCAGGGTGGGTGTCTAAGGCCCTGGCGTCAATGGTTAGAATAGAATCAGGAGATCACCCTGAACACTCCCGAGCTGAACACATGCCCACGCAAGATCAGGCCGGGAGCGCACCGGCCGCCGTCACCGAAGCGCCTCCCGTGGTTGCTTCTACCGAAGCTGCCCCTGTTGCCCTTGCAGTAGTGCAAGCCGCCGTAAGCCCCGTTGCCTCAACCGCTGTTGCGGATTCCGTGGCTCTTGCCAATGCACAGCGCGAAATTGAAATCCGCCGTTGCGCGGCCGAGGCCAATATCGCTCCTATCGCGGTGCAAGCCATGGTTGACAGCGGTAAGCCGTTTGCTGATGTTGCCCTCGAAATTGTGAAGGCCCACGCCGGCCCGCTTGAAACCGTCGCCAGCAAGGCGGGCCACCCTGCCCGCCTCCAGGTCACCCGCGACGCGGGGGACACTGTGATGGCCGGCATTGGGGACATGCTGTACGCACGGATCAATCCTCTGGCCCAGATCTCTGACGTTGGCCAAGAGTATCGAGGTTATTCCTTGATGGAATGCGTAAGGGCCTATGCCAACTCGCGGGGCATAAGCACTGTGGGTAGGTCTAAAAATGAGCTAGTGGCCATGGCCATGCACAGCACTAGCGATTTTCCATTGCTGTTTTCTAATCTAGCAGGCAAATCTTTAACTCAATTCTACGAAGAAGAGCCTCATACCTGGAAGGGGCTTGCACGCCAACGAAATTTACCAGATTTCAAAAGAGCAAGCGATTTAACTATTGCCGCCGATCTTACGCCAGAGCTTACGCCTGAAGGCGGCGAATACAAAACAGGCACTCTGAAGGAAGCAGAAGCTACCTGGAGGCTGTTTACATATACCAAAAAAATTGTAATTTCTCGGCAAGCAATTATCAATGATGATCTGTCTGCCTTGGAGCGAACTCCTGAATTTTTAGGTCGTGGGTTTCGTCGCTTGGAATCCAATCTTATATGGGCAATGATCACTGGCGATGCCACTGTATCGGTAGACGGTCTTGCATTGTTTAATGCAGCTCACAATAACACCGGCACAGGCGCCATTGGTATTGCCGGTGTAAACGCAGCCCGAAAGGCAATGCGAAAGCAAAAAGATATAAGCAACGTTACGGTTAATTTGACCCCTGAGTTTATGATTGTTCCATCAGATCTAGAAGCAACTGCCGAGCAATTTCTCTATCCTGATGGTTACGCTCCTGCTGCGTTGACTGGAAACTCTGGGCCCAATCCCTACGCAAGGAAGATGCAATTAATAGTTGAGCCACGTCTTGATGGTTCCGCAACGCAATGGTATGCAGCCGCTGGCCCAACTAGAACGCCTGGCATGGTGTGGGGTTACCTGGCAGACGAGCCTGGTCCTACCATTACATCAGAGCCCGAAAGGGATCCTGATGGCCTGAAGCTGCTGGCTCGTTCTGATTTTGGTTGCGCCATTGAGGATTTCCGTTTTATTTATCGCAGCTCTGGCGCATGATTTTAACCATTGCGCTTTAGCTTTAATGTTTAACTTTCCCCAATTCCATTAAAAACAATGCAAGGACCTATTCAAGAAGGAAAAATCCTATCCATTGCCGCTCCTTACGTTGTCGCCTCTGGTGGCGGCGCGTTGGTTGGCGCTTTGTTTGGTGTTGCCGTAACCGCTTTAGCCAGTGGGGAGGTTGGCAGCTTCATGCTTGAAGGAGTTCACGAACTTCCTAAGGCCACTGGCGCCACCGCCAGCCTTTACGCCAAGGCGTATTGGAATGACACCAACAAGAACGTGACAGCCAGCGCCAGCGGCAACACCCTTATCGGTGTGTTTGTGCCAATTGGATCCCAGTCTGCCGCTTACGCTTCTGGCGCTACGTTGGCCCACGTCCGCCTTAACGGCGCCTTCTGATGAGCTGGGCCCGCCTGTCAGCTGATGCAGATCGGGCGGCCCTGGATTTCATGGGCGGCGTCAGCGTAATTGCTGGCGCCGTTACTGGCCGTGGTTTTTTGGAGGAAAACAAAGAGCTGGTCTTTGATGATGGAGTGGAGGTTGTCCCATGGCTACTAAAGATCAGAACCGCAGAATTTGGCCATCTTGACTATAACCATTCTCTTGTAGTTGATGGCATTGCATTTAAGGCAACAAGGCCGCCAGAGCCACTGCCCGGTAGCGAGCCTAGGGCGCTGAGCTGGAGCATGGTGAGGCTAGCCCGCACCGCCACCGCATCCATCCCCCTAGTTTCCCGCCTCCTCCGCACCGGCTCCGGCCAGTTGCTGGTTACCGGCTCCGGCCGTTCGCTGCAAACCCAGCCGTCCTAAGCCATGACCCAAACACCGCTCACGATTTCCCAACTGCCAGACCTGGGCAGCGTCCAGGGCAGCGACCGCCTGGTGTTGGACCGCATCGGCGCGGCGGTAACGGCCGGGGCGTTTGTTGTTGGGCAAGCGTATCAAATTATCAGCGTAGGCAATACCTCTTTCATGGCAATTGGCGCCGAATCAAATACAGTTGGCGCTTATTTTGTAGCCACTGGTGCTGGCACTGGCACCGGCACGGCGGGGCCGATCAATACCCGGAATGCAGCGGTCTCAGCGGTGGCGGCGATTTTAGGGGTTGGCCCCCAGGGTCCTGAGGGGCCAACCGGGCCGCCAGGCGCTAGCGGGGCTACGGGAGCGGCAGGACCTCAAGGCCCAGCAGGCCCTGCAGGCCCAGCAGGCCCGCAGGGGTCAACGGGTGCGACGGGGGCCGCAGGTGCTGCCTCGACGGTTCCGGGGCCAACTGGGCCTGCAGGGCCTGCTGGGCCGGCGGGTGCTGCGTCAACGGTTCCTGGCCCGATTGGACCGCAGGGCCCTCAGGGCCCTACCGGCGCAACGGGCAGTAGCGCCTACCAGGCGGCCGTGGCTGGCGGTTTTTCAGGGACCGAAGCACAATGGCTGGCGTCTTTGGTTGGCCCGCAGGGGCCTCAAGGGGTGACCGGGCCTCAGGGCCCAGCAGGCCCGCAGGGGTCAACGGGTGCGACGGGTGCGACGGGTGCCACCGGCGCGACAGGCCCCCAGGGGCCTGAGGGGCCGGCAGGGCTTGCCCCATCTGAGTCACTGGTGGTAGAACTCAGCGGCACCCAGGCCGACCCAACCGCAGCAACCGCAGTTGAGCGGTTTAGGTTTCCCTGGCCTGCACAAATCCTGGCGTCAGCCCTGAGCGCGGAAACTGCTGCATCAGGGTCTGCGTTTATCGTCAATGCTAGGCTGAACGCCACCTCGATCTACAGCACCCTCCCGCAAATTGCGATCGGCAGCACCGAAGGCAGCAGCGGCACGCTGTCAATCACGACTGCAGCGGCGGGTGATATTCTGCGGTTTGACATCACGCAGGCTGGTGGTGGCTGCAGGTTGGCCCAGCTGTATCTCACAGTGCGGAGGACCGGCTAGATGGCTCCAAATTTCATTTTGCTCAACACCACCACCGGCAAACTGGTGGCGTACCCACGGCTCGACGATCAACCCGTAGAGGGCCTCGACGCTCACTATGAGGTGCTGGCCATTGTGCGGACCCCCCAGCCGGAGCACGACCCCACAACCCATAGCATTCGGGAGATCCAAACGATTGACCGCGCTGCAGGGCAATGGATCTGGAGCTGGTTAGTTGAACCATTACCGACTCCGCCGCCAGCACCGAATTGGCGAACATTCAAGCGCACCCTGTTGGCCCACCCTGCGATCAACCAGATGCTGGCCGGCAGTCTTAGCACCGCCCCAGCAGCGGGCCTGTCGTTGCCATCAGCCCTGCTGCTGGTGGCCGCTGCAGGGGCAGGCGACCCGGACGATTTTCGTGGGGCCTGGATCGCCATGCGGCGGCAGGGGTTGGTCAGCTCTGAACTGTTGCAGGAGGTTCGAGGACTGGCGCTGGCCTTGCACTTGCCTGATTCATTCGTGGCGGCCCTGGGTGGCGCTGCCCGCCCGCTGGCGATGGCGGTAGGGCAGGAGTGGGTAGATGCCTCCGGCGACTTGTGGGTTGTGGTGCAGGCCCGTGATGCTGACGGTCAGTTTTTGCCCGACGACCCCAGCACCATTGAGCGCGAGTCACTGGCCTGGGAGCGGCAGGAATGAGCATAATTTGGCTCAATTCAAGGCGGTTTACTCCCCCTGCTGGCGAAGAGTTTTGGACCCCCGCCGAGTGGGGCACGTCCATAGTCTGGTATGACCCCCGCGACTCGTCCAGAACAAGCAACCTGATCACGGGAGTACAGGACAAAAGCGGAGGCGGCCGTCACCTGACCGCTACGGTTGGTCAGCGACCGGCTTATATCGCAGACTGGCTTAATGGTCAGCCTGCAATGAACTATGGAGCTGCACTCAATAACAATAGGCTTTCGTGGACGGGTACAGCATTTGACCCGGTGCGAACTTTTGGCGTGGCTCATTATGAGGGGCCGGACCCAATTGTGGGATTTACTGGACTGCTGTCATACCCGTTCGCCACCAATGCTAGTTTGCTTCTTGCAGAGGCTCCAAACCAATGGTTTGGGCTCCGTCCGGTTTTTCTGAATGGCGTTGAAACGTCCTCTAACATTGCGATGCCCACGATTGCAGCGCCGTTCCTGTGGGCGGATGATATAGCGCCATCTGCCGGTAGAAACACCATCTGGGTAGGGGCTGATAGATTCGAATTTAACCGTGGCTGGCGTGGAAAAATAGGGCAAGTAATTATCACGTTGTTTCTGCCGACGCTGCGAGAACGCAGGATCGTCACGGGTTACCTGGCCTGGGAGTATGGATTGGAATGGCTGCTTCCTGCTGATCATCCGTTCCGCAACCGCCGGCCCCTGCTCTCTGACTAAACGCCACCCAGCAACAGCCATGGCTTACAGTTTCTAAGTTAATTGTTTTGGCTAGATTGAAACAACAGCCGCAACCCAAGGTAATCACAGCTGGATTGGTTGGATCAATTGGCGCCATAGCGGTGTTGCTTGCGTTGCTATTTTTAGGGCATAAATATAAAGATGATTGTCTTGCTGTTGGCAAAGATTTTGAGCAATGCTGGGAAAAGGGACTGACAATAGCTGGAATGAATGCTGGAGGGCCGCTTAGTGCAGCAGTAATTTTTGGCTACATCGTTGGCCAGTTTGGCAAAGAAAAAGAAAAAGCTGAAAAATATCAAGAGGGTTACTGGAAGTACAACCCAGAGCTTCGCCGTGATGGTGATAGCGAGCCGTCAGAAGCGCCTAGGTCACCACGCAACAGTAACGATGGGCTATAATTGCATTGCATCCACAATAGCATTGAGCAATGGCGGAATCTGAGCAAATCACTCACGCGGCTTTGGCTGAGAAAATAGGTGAAGTCAAAGGTTCTATCGATACAATGTGTGCGCTTTTAGCGGAGCGAAGCAAGTACCACGATGCTTTGGAGAAATCACATAAAGACCTGGCCAAGGATGTTGAAAATTTGAAGATAAAAATGGGTCAGTTCACGGTAGCGGCGGTGGCGATTTGGGCCGTGTCATTGATTGCTTTTGAAAAATGGATTGATCGCAGTCATCCCCAAAAAGACTCCAGCGCTATCATGCCCCCAGCACTAGTGAGGGGGAGGGGATGAACGCCAGAGATTCCATTACCGCAGCCATTGCCCTTTGCCTGTTTTCGTCTCCTGCGATCGGCATCGGCGGGGCCTTCCACATCTGCCAGCGGCGTTCTACCGATTGCTTGAACGGGTGGACAGCTGCTGGCTCTGGAGCCCTGGCTGCGGCCGGCTTGGGTGCTGCCATCCTGGCGAAGCTGGACGATCCTCCCGTCGCAACGGGACTCACCGAGCCCCAGCAGGACCGCACCCCCAACCCATGACGCTCCCCATCGACGCCCAGATCATGGATGCCCTGGCTGATCTGCTGCAGGGCGCAGCGGCCACCGAGGACCGGAGCGATATTCCTGGGGTTGGGCTGCTCCTGCTCGATCCCAGCCGAGTGGCGACCGAAGGCGATGGCGTGGTGATTCGATTGGAGCAGGGCGACCCAGGCGAGGGCATGGCCAGGGACCAGGTTGCGGATACCTGCCGGGTGCAGACAACGCTGCCAATCATGGTCACGATTTACATGCCCCGGCAGCCGGGCGATCCGCCCAACTGGCGTTTACTGGGCCCGTTCTACGCCGAGGTGCATCGGCGGATCATGGCCACCCCTCGCGCACTGGGAGGCCTGTGCCAGGGCATTCAGTCAAATGGACGGCAGTTTCCGGAGCCCGACTCACAAGCGTGTTGGCTGCGGCTGCTTTACACTGTGACCTATAAGACGGCAGAACATGACGTGACTGTGAGCCGATGAGCGACCCCCAGCCCCAAGTTCCCGGCATCCCCGGCGAATTCATCCGCGACCCAGGCGAAACCAAATGGCGCCGCGATCCTGCGGCGATTACATGCGAAGACCCTAAGACTGAGCCCGTAGAGCCCCAGGCCGCAGAGCCCGAGGCCCCTGCTTCAGCTTTGCCCACCACTGACCCCGAGACCAATGGCATTTCGCGACCAGATTTTCACAATCAAAGCCGAGGAAGTAAGCGGCACCCTTGAAACCCTTGCGGCTGCGGATGTTATTCGGTGCGGCAAGTTCACGCCCAAGGTTCAAGATTTTACAGCGATTGAGCGGACGCAGTTAGGCGTCAGGCCTGGCACGCCTCAAGCGTCTCGGATGACCGACAAAAAGACGACCTTCACCGTTCCGTTTGAATGGGCAGGCAGCGGCACCCCAGGCACCCCTAGTGGGATCAACAAGATCTGCCTGGCTGCTGGTCTGAATTCTGCGGTGGTGACGAGCACCAGCATCACCCGAGCCCCGGCATGGCCGTTCCCGGCTACTACTTATTCGGTCGGCACCTTTGTGGATGGTGTCCGATATGCGGGAGCCGGCGCACTGGTTAGCAAGTTGACGATCGAGGCCAAGGCCGGTCAGCCTCTGATGGGCATGGCAGATTTTGTGGCCCTCTACCGGGCTCCTCTCACGCAAGCCAACCCGGCGGTACCAAACTGGCCGACCCAGGTTGATTCGGTGGTGTTCGATTCATCCTCAACAACCCCTGGAACTTGCACGCTGACCCCTGCCGGTGGATCCGCTGTAGGACTGTGCTTTGAAGAGTACACCTATACGAAAGAAAATATCTATTCTTTAATTAGCAACGCTGGCTGTTTGCCTTATTTTGCCGTTACTGACTACAAAATAAGTGGTACGGCCAAAGTTGCTCGCCCTGCAATTGCGACGCTTGATCTGTTTGGGATTGCCGAAAGCTCAACCCTGTGCGCAATGGCGCTGCCTATTGGCACCACTGCCGGCAACATCATGACCTTCAATCACCCACGGATTCAGCTCATTTGCGATTTGGAGGACAACAAGGACCTTCCTTATATCTCTTTTTCTTGGGAGGGCAGGTTCGGCGACAACGCCAACCAAGAACCGTTTATTGTTGAAACCTGATCACCCAAGCTGCCAACCCTAACCCCTTGCCCTGACTCTTATGTTTAGGATTAACAAAAGCGAAACCCGTGAATGGACTGTTATATGTATTGATCCTAATGACCGCACGCATAAACAAGAGACGTTCGTAGGTTTATTCCATTGGTTGGATCAGCCAAGAATAGATGAAATAAACAAGCAATGCCGCCAAAGGCAGATTGCCGAATTGACCGGCGAATCTACGGAAGGCATGATTGATGATATGAAAATTGCTAGGGAAGTTCTTGCAGGATGGAGGGAAATCACCGACGACCAAACCGGCGAGCCCTACGAGTTCACCGAAGCAAGAAAGGAAGCAGCAATTAAAGGAGCCCTTTTTGCTGGCTGGGTTGTACTCGCATGGAATGAAATGATCCAAGGCGGGCGAAAAAAAACCTCCAAGACGCAGCCAGGTTTTGGCTAAATGAACTCGCCGCACCAGCTAGGACCCATGATCCAACCAAGCTGTCAGCAGCAGCAGCAGCCATGGGGCTTGCCCCTCCTCCTGCTGAATGGATCGAGCAGGGCAAGCCTCCCCTGCCAAGGGAGTTCTTGGTCTGGCCTGAGAACTGGCCTGCGGTCGAGCTGTTCATGCGTTGCCAGACTCAATGGCGCCCCAATCCAGTCACCGGCAAAGGCCTTGTTTATGAGGTATTACTAGCCATGGGAAAAACCTACAAAGTAAAAAAATTGCCTGCTGTTATCGAAGACGTGCAGGTTATGGAATATACAATCATTAGCGAGGGGTCGAGTTAATGGCTACTACATTCGACGCGATCCTAAAGATTGCCACCCAAGTTGTTGGGGCTGAAAATCTTACAAAGCTGTCGTCTGGAATCAGGGGAGTAGAGCAGGTTGCGAAAAACGCTGACGCGGCGCTAGGTGGCGTTGGCAACGTGGTGCGCGGGTTAACCGGTGGGATTGCTGCACTGGGGGTTGGGTTGTCCGCTGCTGGGATTGTTACCTTTGCGAAGGGCGCAATTGATGCCGCCGATGATTTGCGCGACTTGAGCCAGCAGACAGGCGCGAGTGTGGAAAGCTTGAGCAGATTTCAGCAAATGGCAAATATGTCAGGCGCCAGCATTGACGACGTAGGCAAGGCAATGGTCAAGCTCAACCGGAACATGGTTGTAGCTGCAACAACCGGCAAGGGCCCTGCCGCCGAAGCGTTGCAGGCGCTTGGCTTGAGCGCAACGGATGCTGCCGGCCGCTTGATTCCTGCTGATGAACAAATGCTTAGGATCAGTGAGCGATTTGCGCAGATGGAAGACGGCGGTAAAAAAACCGCATTGTCTATAGACTTGCTAGGCAAAAGCGGCGCCAATATGATTCCAATGTTGAACGAAGGAAGGCAGGCGATTACAGGATTAAATGCAACACTTAGTACGGAGTTCGCAGATAAGGCCGACGCTTACAACGACAGCCTGTCTGCGATGGGTGCAGTATTTGGCCAGATCGGAACTGAGATTGCCGGTCAGTTGCTGCCTTACCTTTCCAGCGCAGTTGATTGGCTGGCAAAGGTGGGCATCGGATTTAGGGATTGGATCGTCGGCAATAGGGAGCCGATCAGGCAGACGATCGAAACGATTGCCACCGTGGGTCAGGCATTGGGCCCGTGGGTGGTTGGCATTGGCGCGGTGGTCGGCGCTTACAAGGTGCTGACCGAGGCGCTTAAGGCGGCGGCCGTTGCCCAGGCGATCCTGCAGGGGCTGTCCGGCCCGGCGGGATGGGCCCAATTAGCGCTAGCCGCAGGTCTCACGGCAGGGGCGGTCTGGGGCATCAATGAAGCCATGAAGGGCACCAAGGCATCGACGACCGAAGCAGAGCTGGAGGCTCAGAAGTTGGTGGCAGGAATGACGGGAGTCAAGATGGAAGCCGAGGCAATCACCCCCCCTGTTGAAAAAGCGAAGTTTAATCAAGAGGCTTTCAATGGTGCAATCGATGAAAGTAACGACCAATATCAGAGGCTTAACGCCACAATTCAAGCAACGAGCCAAGCGATTAGCCTAAACGAAAAGCTGTCTGCTGCTGTTTATACAGCAGACCTGGCCATAAACAATACAGCAAAACAAATCCTACAAACCAAGCTAGGTCTGGCCGAAACTGAGGCAGAAAAAATAGGGATTATTGGACAGATCATGGCCTTAGAACTGGAAGCGGCCAGACTTCAGAGAGATGCTGCTGTTGCTCAGATTGAGTCAGAGGTTACAATTGCCGACCTTAAAAGGCAATCTGCCTGGGCAGAGCTTCGCAAGGCTGACGCAGCGCTAGCAACAGCAAGGGCTATCAGCGCCGGAACGGAAGCTGAACAAGAAAGAATTAGGGCAATGGAGCAGGGCCTAGAGCTGGCCAAGCAAACCGCAAATGCCGCCGATCGAGAATTTATAACGACTGACGCGATAGCTAATCAAAGGGTGCGGGCCATTAACGCTCAGTTTCAGCTAACCGACTTCCAAGCCAGAGCTGCTGCACAGGCCGCGACCATCCAAGCCAGGGAGGCAGGCGATCGAGCCGCACGCCTAGGAGAGTTTCTCCTGTCTGACATTAACGATGCCGGCGGTTCCGTCCAGGGCCAGCAGTACAAGACTCGTCGCACGTCAACCGGGGGGAGCGTCAGTGAGCTGGTGAGCTTTGCCGGCGGCGGCTCCACCGGCAACGGCCCACGGTCTGGCGGGCTTGATGGGCGGGGCGGATACCTGGCAATGGTCCACCCCAGGGAGCGGATTATCGATCTTGAGTCCACTGCTGCCGGGGGCTCCAGAGGCGGCAGCTTTACCGCTGAGTTCAAGCTCAACCACACCGGCCCGGTCTACCGACTCCCAGACGGATCCAACGCCATAACCATGGCCGACGCCGAAGCAATTACCGCCAGGGCGCTGGAGGACTATGAGGCCTACCGGGTCAGCATTGACGGCCGCCGTGCGATAGGGATTGCCTGATGCCCGACTACGGCCCCCACGTCTACACCCAGACTCTGAAGTGGATGGATAGCAGCGGCAACGCAAAGGGGCGTTGGCACCGGCTCGACATCAACAACAGCCCCTTCACTTCCTTTGATGCTGGCGATGGCGACGGGGTGCAACGCTGGGAGTTTCAGGAGTTCAACTGCCCTGGGTTTGATTCTGGCCTGGTGTCGGGATCGGTCGCGATCACCTGCGCGTACTCCCCTGCTGTTCTGGCCCTGGCGATCGATGCGAACGCTAACCAATGGCTGATCGAGGTGACTCAGTTCGAGGTTGTCCTGGGCGGGCTCAGCCGGGTTGATTCGGTCCTGGTCGGCAGCATCACCGCCAGCGGCCCCCTCACAGGCGTCACGATCACGGGCACCATCTCACCGCCCCCGGTTGCGGTGACGGTGCCGCCAATCGTGCTCACGCAGGAGCTGATAGGCACGCCCTGCGTGTTGGATTTCTCAAGATGAACGGATCTCTGAATACAAAATTTGGGAACCGCCCATGGAACCGTGCAGAAGCTCTGAGCGCGTGGATAAAAAACGGAGGAGATCCACGCGCCTTTGGCGTTGAGTACGGAACCGTCAAAGTATCATTTGCGGCCAGCAAGGCACCGGCCGCCCTCGGCAGCTCGGTTCGTCTTACGGCTATCAATAGCGCCGATGTTGACTCCCCATGGAATGCCAACCAGCAGGCAATGACCCTGCTGGAGCGGGCGCCCATCGTCTGGTGCCGGCGCATCGGCGACACCTGCGGCAGCCCATCAGATGCAGGCATCGGCGGGGTGATCGTTAGCCCGAAGGCCACGGCCTGCCGATTTGATACTCCCCTGCTGGAGGGCCAGCCCGTGGCCAATGCCGTGGCGGTGAAGTGGAGACTGGTTGTCTCCCAGGGGAAGCTCGGCGGCATCTCGGTCAATGG